TCATTCATCTGCTTTTGAGAACTTGTCCCGTCGAAAAAAAAGGTCAACCCCGAGGATGCCAAGGCAAATCCCCAAGATGTCAAGACCAAAGCCTGCCAACTTGACCGAGGAGAAGCGAAGAATAAGCACCCAAGCCGCAACAAACACAGCGATTCCAAGCCACTTCCGGACCTCCCTGTTGCGCACTAGGTGACCGACCGCAACAATGACTACAGTCCAGATGGCGAACTGGATGACATCATTCATGCAGGTTCTCCAGCACTCTGGACGATCTCCGACTTGACAGAATGCTGGGGCCCGATCCCGCCGGACACCTCCCCTTCAACGCTGATAATGACGTCTCCAGCGTGGTAGGTCGGCAAGGCCTGCTGAGTAGCCCAACGAACTGCGAGGCCGCTGCCAACCCCAACAAAAGTGTTGATGCGTTTACCGGCTACACCCGCAAGCATACCGACCATGCCAGCAACGGTGACACGCTGCTGGTTCAGAGAGTCAGCCTGAGCTCGGGTCAGGGGCAGCGAGACAAAAACCCTCAGTATGCAAGGTCGGTCCTTTGCCTGCATCCGGTCGAAAACCTCAACCGCAAGATCAGCAGTCGCGTGACTGGCTTTCACTGACGGACAGTACTTCATGTGAAGCAGCCGGCTGCGCTCCGCCCATGCGAGGCGAATGATCGCCAAGCTGAAGTTGATGCCGTGCTGGCTGTGAATATGCGTCCGTTCGATATCCATGGCGTTCCTTCCGTGCTTCGAGCGCGCAGTTTCGGTAGCCAACAACACCGCAACCACTAGCAAAACAGCTAGCTCTCAACATCCACGCCCAGACGGAGTTAGACTCAGCGCTCCGCCTCATAGGCAGCAACGCCCGTCCCTATGGCACGCCACTCATTCTGCGGCATGCGCGCGTCGCAGATGAATACCTCGACTTCGCCGCTTTCCTTCGGCTCCGCCGGCCGGATCGCTGCATGCCGGAGAATCGTCTGCATGTCTGGGACGTAGCTGCTCTCCGAGCCGTGGAATGACCAGATGCCAAACTTCCCTGCTCCACCCACCTGGTGGTCGAGTTTCACCGACCAGCCCTTGAATCGAATGACCAGCATCGCCCTGCTCCGTAGGAAAAGGTTGTAGTCTACTCCTAATTCTGACAGGCCCTGTTGGCAGCCAGCAGTTGGGCTTCATACCCGATCCGCTGCCGCCGCTCGGCCAGCAGCGCGCGGACCTTGGTCTGTAGGTCGTCGCTCTTCTTCAGCCCAGCCGCTGCCCAGGCCGGCACCTCGACCGCGGGCGCTCGGCACGGCACCGCCACCGGAACTTCTACGCGCACCGTGCGCGGCTCGGCTTCCTGCCGGCCGGCGCATCCCACCAGCGCGACAATCATCAGCATCAGCACCACCCTCATAGACCCAGCTCCTGATCGATGACCGCCTCGGCGGCCGCACACTGCTCACCGGCGGTTCGCTGACTCAGCAGGCGTTGGGCTCCGGCATACTGCTCCGCGGCCTGCTGCCGCCCCCGCTCCACAGCCTGCGCGGCATCCCGGGCGCGCTGCTCGTCGGCCATGCGCAGCGCGGCAACCTGCCGGACCTGCTCTGCCACTGCGGACTCCAACTCTCCCCGGGAGGCACGGCAGGCAGCCAGATCCGCGCTCGCGGCATCCAACTGCGGCCGGTAGTGTCGCGCGCCGAGCCAGACACCGCCGGCGGTGCCGAGGCCGACCAGCACCAGGCAGGCCAGCGCGACCGATAAAGCGCGGGCGGAGATCACGACAGCACCCTCTTCGCCCGCTCCCACAGCGCCAGGCGCTCCGCCTGACCGTTCGTGCCGCCGTTGATGCGCCGAGTGATGGCGGCGAACTCGCCCCGGTCGGCCAGTTCGTTCAGGCCGTGCGTCGACCACCACCAGGCCGCCGAGATCGCCGCCCACTCCGGCTGCTCGAGCAGTTCGGGTTCCTGCTCCAGCGGCTGGCCCAGCCCGGTGCCGGCGGCGCGGTAGTTCGACCGGCCGGTGATCTGTAGCAGCCCGCGCCCGCGGTACCGCCAGCCGTCGCCCGATGCCTCGTCGCCATTGCCGTTGCACGAGGCGTAGGCGTTGTTGGCGATGGCTCGGGGGTTGCGCGCCAGGCGCTGCGCCAGGGCGTTGGGCTGGCCGTCGGCGCCGAGGTACCGGCTCGGCCAGGTCGCAGCCAGGCCACGGGCACTGTAGTTGAGGTTCTCCACCAAGCGGGTCAACTGGCCGCTTTCGTGGCCAACTTGGGCGAGGAACACCGCCGCGCGCACAGGCGACGTGATACCGAAGCGCGTCATCCCGCGGTTCAGCGTACCAACAAAAACGCCGGCTCGAGGGCCGGCGTTCGGGAGGATATGCAGCAGTTGCTGCTCGGTGATGGGCATAGACAACCTCATTTCAGGTAGAATTCCGCCGCTTTCAGCATCGCGAGGTAAGAGATGGCCGGTAAGATCAAGGGACTTGACGGGCTCAGAGCCATTTCAGTCCTATTTGTAATTATGTCTCATGCGGAGGCATGGCAAGCATTAGGCATCACTAGCGGAGCAGTTCGTTCCGCTCTTAGCGCACAAACTGGAGTTAATATATTTTTTGTTTTATCGGGCTTCCTAATCACTTACCTACTAATAAAAGAGAAAGAAGCAACGGGCAAGATAGATATAATTTCATTCATAAAAAGAAGAGCACTTAGAATATTCCCATTATATTACCTTGCAATATTTTTTCTAATGTATATGAATTATACCGGAAGAGCGAACATCCCTAACTGCTCTTTCGTATACGCTCTAACATATACAATAAATTTCTACCCCAAAGAGTGCGCATACTCAGCAATGTCGCACTTTTGGTCGTTATCTGTAGAAGAACATTTCTATCTATTCTGGCCAATCATCTTCTGCCTTGGCAAGAGAGTCGCCATGCTTATGGCGGGTGCTGTAGCGATTGCATGCGTGATCATTGGGACTTCACTTTATCCGGACAACCAGAATTATTATATGAATCGCTGGACATTCCCAGCGATGCTGCCGATCCTGGCAGGCTGCATACTCGCATTTATCTGCACTATCCCATCGATTGTGGCCGTAGCGAAAGACAAGACATCATCTAGCATCTTACTGGTATCCATAGTTTTTGGCGTAGCGACTCCAGCCTTCATTAATTCGGACGTAATCTGGCTGTTTTCCGTCTGCATGCTTGTCCTTTATATTTTCCACAATCAAGACTCTATGCTGGTAAAAGCCTTGGAGTTCAAGCCACTTGCCGTTCTTGGCGTTATCAGTTACGGACTATACGTCTGGCAGGGAATATTTACAGGAAACGGACCATATCGCTCAGGAGGAACATTCCCTCCTCCGGTTGACATTGGCGTGTGGCTAACATTCATCGTAGCGCCGCTGAGCTACGTATTCTTCGAAAAACCAATAATGCGTCTTAAGAATCGGTACTCCTGGCGGAAAGACGTTTCGAGCGAGACAGCCGGAATAATGGAATCAAAGTAATGAAGCGAATTGTAGCAATTACAATGGGTGCCTTAGCACTATCTTCCTGCGACTTCAGTAAAGAAAGCTGGCCAACACACAGCCCTACGCAAGAACAGAAAAACTTAGGCCTCTCAAACGCATATCAGTATCGAAAACAGGGCCTGAACGCAGATCATCGATCACAGGTCTATTCTTCGACAGGAGATTATCTAAATTACGGGAAGACCGTTTTCCATCGTCCAAGCAAAACCCTGAAGCTTGACGATCAAGGAATTCCTATGGTTTTCCAGGGCGGAAAGTTCAACTACTCTGCTGGCACGGTAGCTATTGCTGCACTGGCTGAACATGGACGATCTACTGAAAGTCACGAAACCAAAAAGTTCTTCATTCTCGCGGAGAAACTATTGTCACTAATGGGTGATGACGGCGCCTTGCGCTATGCATACCCATACCGACACTACACCTCTACCCAAGCACTGGCGGTAGGCTGGACTTCCGGCATGGATCAAGGCATGGCCCTAAGTGTCTTCGCCAGAGCCTATGCGATTGACAAGGACAAGAAATGGCTGGACGCTGGCAATAAGGTTCTGAAGTTCCTACAGACTCCATACCCATACGGCCCAAAGTCAACACTTAAAGACCTTGACCAATCGTTGTCAGGCCGCGTTTTTTTCCTTGAATATCCGGTAGAGCCGAACGTCTTCACTCTGAACGGCTACATGTTTACTCTCCTCGGGTTGTACGACTGGGCAACCGAAACGAACTCGGCTGAGGCCGATAAGCTATTCAAGGACGGTATCGAAACACTAGAAAAAATTCTCCCATATTACGACCTTGGGACATTTTCCGCGTATGACCTAAGCTATATAACGCACTCTCGCCTTCCGTATCTTCAACCTCGAGCGCCGCATATCGCGCCACGCTACCATGCGATCCATATTGCACAACTCAGAGCACTAAGCTCAGTCACCGGAGATAAGTTCCTGAGTGACCGCGCTGAGAAGTGGCAGGGTTATGCAGAAGGGAAAACCCAGTAGCCCGGTCATGCTGCTCCCAATCTGGAGCAGCGAAAATTTTAATCAATGCCTCTGGCCGAAATCCAGAGGCATTCAATGGCGCCACCATGGAATATCCCAATCCGATCTGACGAAAATCTATATCTCCTTGATTCCTGCCCGCCACCCTACGACCGCCTGCGCTCCAGACGTGAACGAAGAGGTTGCAGCGACCAGCCCAAGGCAGATACGCAAGTTCGGGCGATACGCGCCGATGAACCACAAGCACGGCCATGCCCCCATTCAAAATGGGTAGCCTACACGCCGCCAGCGTCCGGCCGCGGATACCTAGCCTTGATCTCCTCGACCTTGGCTTTCACCTCGGCAGATCAACAGGCCCGTCGAAATCACCCGGAACGGAAACCGGCTCGGGGTATCTGGCAGCATGGGTCGCATCTGCCGGATATCTGTAAATGATCCACACCGAAATCGTGTCGCCTCGCCGCCGAACCTGGTAGACGGGATATGGATCGGCGAAGTCATCCATCGTGAGCTCGGCGCCGTCTTCGATGTCTGGGAACGCATAGTCACGATCCTCGACGGTAAGCACGCCGCCGGAAACCGACACAGTGGTGTAGTCGCCAAATTCCGCGGGCCCGTACTGCGGCGAAAGAACCAGCAAGAAGTTCATCAGAACCACCTCCCAATGGCCGTTGCAGAAATAGCGGTAGAGGTCCCTGCAGGCCGCGCCGCAATATCGAAACCTCGCAACGTTGCAGATGTAGTGCTGGGGAGGGTTGCGACACTTCCCCAACTCGCGGCTGAACCCCACCGAAACAAACCCACGGACACCGCCGGCACACCCGAAAATGCCACCGGGAATGACCACGTCCTAGCACCTTGGAAGAGAGAGCCGTAGGCAGAGTCGATGGCCTGGTCGTTGACATTGATACTCATCGTGCATATCTGCGTCCCATCCGCGAACCGCACATACTCCCCGTTCGCGTTACTCCCGCGATCAATCACCGCACCGGTCGGTACGCCGCTCGACTGCGAAACGGCGCCCAGAATGCTGTCTCGAGAGTACAGCGCGCCCGAACTACCGAGCGCCTCCCGTACCGCCGCACTGCCGAGGCCGAGATCCCCCCGCGCTGCCGCCGCATTTGCAGAAAGCGCCCAGGGCTTGATCCCCGCCAGGGTTGCCCCCCACTGGTTGGCGATCAGGTTGAATCGATCCGACAGGTCCTTGTCGTAGCCCAGGATCGGCGCCACCGCATAGGCCTGGCCGCTGGCCGTGCTGCCCTGGTAGTTGGGCTTGATCGAGATGACCGTCGAACTGGCGACGTTTGTGACCTCGTACCAACGTCCATCGGGTCCGCGAAATGCGTCGCCGACTCGGGCATTGGACGAGAACTGTGTGCCGGTACCGGTAACGGTCGGGCTATTTGCGGTCACCGCCACGGTTCCGGTTGAGTACCACGCCATAGAGTTCTCCTGCTATGCAATGGCCAGAAGAGGCCATGGGAAAGGTGTTCGTATTGCGTCTTGCCCAGGTCCGCCGACTTGAACAGTTGCTACGACTGTGTTTCGGGCCGAAGTAACAAACCCAATGGAGCACTCTCCAGTATCACCTTGGGGCGGTTGCGCCTGTACATTGAAATGACTAACCAGAAAATACCCATCAGTCCCATGCGGCCACGGTGCAGACCATGAATGCAGGGTGTAATACCCCAGATAGTTACCATTCGTGCCGTAATAATTCAGAATCTGGGTACCACTTATGAACCGAACAAGATCCCTGTTACTGTCAAATACCACTCTCGACTGATTGTCGAATATCTGCATCCCCCATCCGCCAGTTTTCGGCATGAACACCGCGCATGCCTTCCACTTCCCTCCCAGTACGACGCCGCTTGTATCTTGAAATACCTTCACGTAGAAGCTGAAACCCGTCCAGTTCCCAGCCGAACCAGCATGCTGGAACATCGTTATGTGATGCGAACCATTAGGGCAAAAGAAAACAAACGGTGGGAGCGGGCTCTGCACCGGAGATGGGTACGAGACGTTGATGATCTGGGCATTAGTGGCTGGATAGGTTCCAGACGCAACCAGATGCAGACAAGGGTGGTCCTGATCGATTATCACCTGACCGGCATTCCCAACAAACTTCGCACCGAAACTCATGAGAACATCACCGCATATAGAGTGTAATTCGCTGTTACATCACCGGACCAACCAAACGCAATAGTCGAGCCGCTAATGGTATGCCTGGGAATCCAAGATCTAGAATCCGGCGTATTGCAGACGACAAACATGACACCTTTAGAACCGTCGAACCCAGGGACCGTAACTGAAAGTCCCTGAGGAATATTCCCCAAGTCCCGACGATAGACCATCCTCAATGAGTAATTGTTGCTGTCAAAGAGTATTGAGCCGCCGGCCGAACGCGTTCTCATTCCGTAACTCATACATCAAGATTCCCGATCTGGACTCGAAGCACCAAGTTTCCGTCATACACTTTTATTGCCTCTGCCGTCTGACGCATAAACCCTCCCGACGTTGCGCTGTTCATTGTGAACGCGCCGCCCTTATCCAACTTCCACAGCGGCTCGCCGTTGGCACCGAGGGCGGTCGACTGAATCACGTTGCCGATCTTCGCGTTGGTGATCGAGCCGTCCTGGATCATCGCGTTGTTGATGAACATCTGGCCGCCGACGATCGAGACCGGCGCCACGGTCTGCCCGCTGGAACTGTTGAACCAGAGGAACCGATCAGCCTGGAACGCCATGGTCGTCACGCTCGTACCGCTGTCGAAGCCCAG